AAGAGATGGTGTAAGCATCTTTACATAACCACCGAAGTTTACAGGCAGTGGTGTATAGGTTGTAAGATTCATTAATTCAAGAGTCTTAAGCATTACGCCGTTAAGGATGTCGTCACCTGGATAGGTGAAATACATTTGTCCCTTGTCATCTTCGTGGATGAAACCTGAATTCTCAAAAGATTGGTTTATAATAGCAAGGCGTACGATTGCACGCTTCTCATACTTAGCCAAACGTCCAGCACGGCGGTAGAAATCCTCAGTCGCACGGTAGTAACGACCCAATGTACGTAGGCTATAGGCTAGATTTGTACGAACATCGCCATTATCTACAAAAGATAGGGTTCTATTACGTGCCATTGCGATAGCAGACTCGTGTGCAGCAAAGCGTGCAATTGAATCTGCACCCTCTTCTGTCAAACCCTGTGCAATAAGTGAACGCTTCTGCTCTGCTTGAGTACCTTTGAGGTACTTACGGAACATAAAGTAGTTACCAAGCGTGATTGGCTCACGGTCAAGGAGTGCAATCTGCTTACCAACCCAGCCATAGCCAGAGTTGATGACACGATACATAGCCTGTTCAGCAGTTGCTGCACCCATTGGGATAATTTCTTGTCCGAGTACAGACTCAGGACGGGCATACTTTGTATCTAACTTAATCAAGTCTTCGATATCAAAGTTTTCCATACCGCCCTTGTTGCGGATGGCGTTTACTAAGTCCATATTTATGCGACCTGCAGAATCACGTAGTGCGTATGTTGCATCTAAGTAGATGTTGCGTGCTAAACCTTCAGCACCTTCTTCTGCATAGATAGCAAAGCGCTTGGCAATTTCGTTTCCTTCGCCTTCGATATAGTCAACAAGTTTGTTGATTACATCATCAGGCTTCTTTCCTGCATTCCAGAGAACGATGTTACCGAACTGACCATTACGCTTACCGACTGTGTTGTTAAGTTCTAGCAACCAGTTGAAAATAAACTTATCGTTAGTGTTTGCAATCTCACCAAACTCAGGTGCAAAGGTCATACCCTTGAGAGCCTCTTGGTTCTGGACGTTAAAACGAACAGATGGACCAAACTGCTTTAGAGAGTCAGCGATAACTTCCGCTTCTGTGACTGGGCGCTCCGCACGAACTGATGCACCATTAATATCATCTAGTTGTACCTTGCCATTGAAACGAGCAAAGTCTCCTGTGTATTCTGAAATCTCTTTACCTGCAGCAGATGTCAAGAATGAAGGCTTAAACTTACTCTTCATCATTGCATTTGATACTGCCTGTGCAAGACGCTCAGGGTCATCTGCCATTGCTAGTAGTTCTTCTTTACTGTAATGCTTATTTGTAATCTTGTAAAGATTGTCGTAGATAAAGCCTAAGTTCTTATCAGCCTTCTCGTTGTTAAAAACTGTTGTCCTGACTCCAGCAGGTGTCGCAGCGCGTAGCGCACGAGATGCGGCACGACCCTTTAGGTAGTCGCCAAATCCCTTTGCTCCACTGATGACACCATATGTACCAAGTTCTTCAACAGTAGTACGAATACCAAGGCGTGGATAAAGGTTTAGAAATGACCAGCCGTCAGTAATCATTTTGTTAGCGTGGCTGTTTGTAGCCTTACCAAATAACTCTGAAAGAACGCCAGCGCGGTGTGAGATTGCACGCCACTCAGAAAAGTCAGGCAGTGTGCGATAATCGTTCAACTGATACTGACGGATAGCACGAGGTGTTCCGTCGATTGTTTGACCAGCATTGAAACGCTGCAATAGCATCTCATCAATGTTGTCGATGTCATCAAGTGCGTTGACTTCGTATGCCTCAAGTTTAGCCTTGAGTTCTTTCTTAGTCTTTAGTTCACGACCAAGTTTAGTTCCGACAATTCTGATTTCATCGTTGATGATGTCTGCACGCGCAGTATCTCCTTGAGCAATAGCGTCAGCACGGTCTACTTTAAGAGCCTTAAGTCGCTCAACATATTCAGCGGTCTTAGCGTTGACAGATGCAATAAGTCGTCCAGCCTTGCCTTCTGTTGTGGTAACAGATACAGCATCCTGAACCTTCTTGCGAACACCACGTGGTGCCATAAGAGATGTTGAACCTCTTGCTGTCTTAAGTACATCTGCAAGGTCACCGATGTTAAGTTCAGTCTGACTTACAGAGTAAATCTCTTTAGACATCTCGTCGATTTTTGACAAGGCAAGTCGACCCTCTGCAGAGAGGTTAAGTCCCATACCTACGCCTAGAGTCTTTAGAAGACCCTTGTACATAAGTAAGCGTTGTCCTTCGTCAGCACCTAACCACGCTGCACGGAATGCACCAGCAGAAGTTTTGTCAAGTACTGTGCGAGACAACTTAAAAATTTGATTTGCGCTTGAGCCATCAGCAATACTGATGATTCGGTCAGCACTTGGTGCAATAGCAAACTGGCGCATAATACGGTCAATACGACCTAGTGCAGTTGCATCTTTCGCAGTAAAGCCAAGAGCACCCTTCTCAATACCAATCTTGCCAGCCCATTCAATTGGGTCATCGCTGAACTGAAGAATAAAATCTTCTTTGTTCTTAGCAACATTTAGATTCGAGTAACGCTCAGTTCCAAGAGCAGCATTAAATGCGTCCTTGAGTTTGTTAGATGCACTTCGTGTCCAAGTCATACGAGGAATCAATGTGTCAGTTCCTGCAATACCAAGGTTTCCAGACATCATCTGTGAGAAGCGTGATGCATTGTCAAAGAAGTTGAAAGCATCTTCAGCATTCTTGACATCAGCCTTAGCAAGGTCTTCTACAACATTGATATTGATTTCCTTGAAGCGGTCCTGTAGTCGGTTAAGTGCAACGGCACGTTGGGCTAGGTCACCATTGCGATACTGCTCAACAAGTTTTCCAGCCTGGTTCCAGTACTCAACAACCTTTGGTCGTGAGAATGCCTTCTCTAAAGGAATGGTACCTTCTCCAACTTTAGCAAAGCCGTACTTAGCAACTAGTAAATTACGGTTAGCCTTACCTACCAATAGTAATGGGTCAAGACCTACGGTTACACCGAAGTCAATTGAACCTGAGATACCATTAAAGAATAACTTCGCAGCGCCATCGCCAAGCATCGCTTGCTCATACTCGTGAGGGAACAAAGAGATAACAGCGCGAGCAACGTCACGTCCTGGGCTAATCTTTGACTTCTCGTAGCGAGCAACAGCGTTGCCAACTTCCTTAAGTGCTTCTATATCACCTGCGACATAGCGATTAACTAGGTCTATCACACCAGGGTCATCTTGAAACTTCTCAAAGTTGTCAACCAAATCTTGCTTAGATGCAAGTAAACGACCTACATAGTTTGCTGCAGGAGTTAGTTCCTTGGAAATCTCAAGTACTTGCTTATCATCGTAAACATTGTTTGGGTCAGATGCACGTTCCCAATATTGCTTCCAAGTAGTTGAGTTGTCTGTAGGTAAAGCGTCTTCTCCACCAGGAAGAAGTTCTTTGAATCCTTCACCAAAAGACTTAGCAAGCGTAGACCATCCGCCTTGTCCTTCAACTTCAGCAAGACGTGCTGCCATATAAGGCTGCTTGATAAGTTTTTCTTGTGGGCGGACAAGTGCTTCTACTACAGCACCTACGCCCTTAGCAGCCTTGGCACCTGCTTCAGTTTCTGCAACTTCTGATGCAACTCCACCAACAAGACCCTTAGTTACTTTAAGACCAGTTGCTAATGGATTTTCCGCAAGACCAATAACCTGCTTAGCAGTGTCAATAACAGTTCCACCGCCATACCATACAGCGCTCTTAACTGAGTTAAGAATTGTGCCGAAGAAACCTTTATCTTGTTCACGATACTTAGGGCTATAAATAGCAGTCAGTGCGTCACGAGTTGGCTTTGGGTATGTCTGAAACTTTTTGTATGCTTCGTTTTGTGGTAGCGCAGTAAGGTTATTGTGAAGTGTACGCAACTCAAACATTGATGCAATTTGATTGATTTCGTTTTTTGGCAAACCCTTTTGTGCTGCAGCAGTTGCCACACCTGGCGACTGGTCAGCAATCTTATTAAGTGGTTTATCTGCCATTACAAACCTCGTGATACTACAAAGTTATAAAGGTCTTGTACTTCTCCAGTTGGGTCAATATCAATCATTGACGCTAGAACTTCTGAAAGACTGCGCTCGCGAGGAAGGTTAAGAACTTCACTTCCTGGTCCTGCTCCAAAATCCATACCAGTTGTAATTGGTTCGTTTGGACGCTCTGTAGGAGCAGTCAAAGGTGTGACTGGAGCAAGCATTGCTCCTAGTGGGTTAGCATCGGCAGGACCTGCCATTGGAGCAGCCTGTTGCTGTGACATAGTTGCTTGTCCTTCACCGTAAGCCATACCTGAAATGTAACGTGCTGGTTGTGTACCGCTTTGTCCCGCACCACCTGTAGCAGAAACATTTGCTGGATTATTCTGAGGAGCAGTTGGGCGCATACCGCCGCTGTTCTGATTTCCTGCCATTGTTCCTCCTACTTAGTTTCTTGTTCAAGAATATGAAATGGGGCTGATGTCCCATTGTTATTAATTGCTGCAATTCGCATTGCGTCAAGCACTGTTGCTCCTGCGTGTAATGCACCTAGTGCAAAATCACCACCAGAACCAATTGCGTAAAGTCCTGTGTCATTCATAGCAACTGCAAAGTCGCTGTCAATTTCAAACAAACTTCCGTTGATACCAATAAGAAGTTGTAATTCAAACTTTTCATCACCATCTGTTGTCTTACCAAAGTCAATACCAGCCTCAAGTAATGTTGTCTTGAGAGACGGTGCTACCTTGTTAATTACAAACTCATAAAGATTTTGTTTTGCTTTCGCGTTTACAAGCGGTGGTTGCCATCCGTGGAGTACCACTTGCAGAGCACGATAGTCACCAGCACCACCAATAATGTAACTTCCACGTTCTACTGCCTTTACCATTTCTGGGTGTGTGTAAACTTTTCCACCCTCTGCTACGCGTGAATCAGATGCTATGACGCAACCATCTGCGTTCTCTACGCCTATGATTGTTGTCATTGTCCCCTACTTCTTTATAGTCGCGCTGTCGTCACTGCTCTTCCGCCAGCCTTACCTGATGCGGTTAAACTTGAAAGAATGGTTTGAATATCTGGTGCAGCCTCAGGTGGTAACTCCCCTGAAGGAGAGCCTCCTACTGGAGGAGCGGCGGGAGCAGGGGACGGTTGCTCAACCATAGATGCTTCTCCAGCAGGAGGAACTGGTTGCTGCGGAGCAAATGTGGCTTCAATAGCGTCCTCAAGGGCTTGACCCTTTTGACGTGCCTTGATAACCGCAGCAATTTTATTCACCAGCCCTGATGCGTCTTGTCCCGAAGCAACCATTTGAGGGATTGCTTGACCCAGTGCTGTGAGTGAACCGAGAAGTGCTGTACGCATATTCTCGATTTCAATCTTTTCTAATTCTTGTGTGACGTTGACTGTGAATGGAAGTTCACGCATTGCCATATCCTTGGAGATTAATCCTCCTCCAAGAGCCTGAAGCATAAAGATAAGACCCTGGGCTGGATTAAGACCAGCCAACATACCGTAACGAACATCAGCAGAATAATCTTTCTTGATGTCTTTAGACGGCTTATAAGTGATTTCATAAGGTGACCCTGAATCTACTCCACGAATTGTTTTTTCTTCAGGGAAGATTAGTTCATCAACCTCGAAGCAAATGCTAATTACATCACGTAGTGCTGCAGCAAAGATTGCTTGTGCAGACTTGACCTGAGTATCAAAGGCACCCATAAGAGCCTGTACACCCTGACCTGTAACTACAGATGCGTCAATGTTTCCTGTACGTCCCTCAGGATAACGAGCACCAACACGTAGTTCAGAGTTAAGTAGTTGTGATTGCTGGAATGCGCCCTGCGGAACGTTAAGTTCTACGCGGCGTACACCTGCTGGGTTAGATGTGTAGATAACAGCATCTCCACCAAGTTGCAGTTCGTTAACATCTGTAGGCAATACGATTGGTGCCTGTACAGACTTCTCTGCTGCTTCCATAGCAAGTAAAGCAAAACGATTGCGAAGCAATTGAATACCGAGGATGTCGTCAAACTGTCCACGGAGTTCGCTGTCAATAGATGGCTTACGAGCAACGACAATGTGCATCTTACCAATTGGATTGGCTGCCTGTGACAAGATAAGGTTCTGCTTGTTTGGCACGTAGATGATTGATTGGTCTTTGTCGTAGTAACGAATCATCTCAACCTGGGCTGTCAAATCCTGGTCGTATCCTCGTTGTCCGAGTAACTGGGATTCGTAGTCAGGGAACTGAGATACGAGTTCGCCTAGCGTCATTGAGTATCGCTTAGCAAATGCCACACAACGTCCATAGCGGTCAAACTCTGGGTAAGCACCCACTGGGTTTTCTATGCGGATACGTGGCAGTCTTGCTTCTTCATCCAATTCGATAACGAACGGGAGGAAACCATATGTGAGATACCAGTCAGCACCTTGGTACATCTGTACTGAAAGGTCTGAGTGTGAAAAGTAGTTTGATGCAATGCGTGTGCGCTTGTCAGCAAAGTTGCGTGCACGGTCATTAACAGCATTCGCTGCAGAGCAGTTTACTGCTGGCAGTGGTGCCATAACCTCTGAGAGGTCACGTGCCACAATGTCAATGAAGTTAGCAACTACGTTAGCATCGATGCCTTCTGGAAAGAAGTCAGGATAAACTTCTGCAATCTTTCCTTTACGGACAGCAAGGACGTCAAGGTTACGCTGGTCGCGTTCTCCGTTGAGGTGGCGTAGAGATTCAACTCTCGCAAACACCTGCTTCATTGATAATGCCATTGTTTTCCTTATCCGTATTGTTCTGACCATTGGTCAGCGATTGCCTCTTGGAGGTTAATGGAGACTCTGTTTGATTTCTGTGCTCGTGTAGCCCACCTGTTTTGTGTGTAGGACTGTAAGCGAGAACCCGCTTGCATTAGTTCGCGGATGCGAATGACTGCAAACCACAGTGCCATTACGCAGTCTGTAGGGTTTCTAGTATCAGGCTTCCAAGTAATCAACTCTTGAACTAGCGTCTTAAGACCTTCAGAGCCTTCGTTGCTTGGTAGTTCAATCAAGTTGTTATCTTGGAATCGTCCATCTCGTGTATTGCCGAACAATGCTGCCATTGACGCTACACCAAATGATGTGTCCCATTTATTCTTACCAGTAAAGTGTGAGTTGAGTTGACATCCCCACTGGGCTAAGTACTGCCGCAGGTTGTCGTCAAGTGCATATGCCTTCTGGTGTGCGTTGATTTCGATACGCAGTTCGTGAGGGCGGTACTTCTCAACCCATTCTTCAATGAGGTCTTGAATCTTTTGTGGGGTGGGTTCTGTCATATTGACACAATCCAGGATATAAATTTTACCGTCAGAGCGGTTATAGGTAGCAACTACTGCACCAGTGGCACCTGCCATAGCAGGGTCAAGACCGATGATGGTGTGTGCACCTTCTACGATACGTGGGTGCCCAGGTGTACCAGGCTTTAATGGACCACGCTTACGCATTCCGTTGACGGAACCTGCGATGCAGGTGGGAGAAAAAATTGCATCTTCTGTGACATCTTCTTGCTGGTAGACCATAGCCCACACTGAAGGAGATACCTGAGAGCGACGCTTGAATAAAGATTCACCATCCCACTTTGGATAATTACCATTTGGCAGGGGTTCATCTTTAGCGTTTTCTTGCTGGTCAGTTTCTGCCCAAAGGGTTTTCCACTGCTTAGGGTTCTCATCGAATTCTAAAACCGCTGGCATTGCACAGTAGGTGAAAGGAGAAACCCCACCTGACCATTGCCCTGGGTCGCGCAGCATCTTGTACAAGTCAACTGGTGCTACTCTGGTTCCGACGATAATTAACTTACCGTGTCGACCAAGACGGGTGATAACTTCTTTCTGAAGCCATTCCATCTGCTTTTCCCACTCGTGGGCGTTGGCACCCATCACAGCATCGTCGACGATAATCAAGTCAGCACGAGCACCGTAAATCTGAGAACCAAGTCCCAAGGCTTGGACCGTAGGGTCCTTCTCGCCAGAATCGCGTCCTGTACCCAGGTAAATCATATCTGCCGACCACTGGGTCGCATCTGCCTTGTAGCCTCCGTTAGGACCGAAGGCGGTCTGGAGTTTCATATAGGCGGGGTGAGAAAGGCGGGTTTTAATCGCGCCCAAAAATTTTCTAGCCATACCCTGAGTCTTAGAGACAATGATGACTCTAGTGTTCGGGTCAGTGACAATCTTGTAGGTCACATAGTTAGTCGTAATAGTTGTCGACTTGGCGTGCTCAGGTGGTACGTTGATAAGTACACGGTCAGGTTCACCTGGCTCGTATGTCATACCTGGGGGCATCCACCTAGGCTCTACACCCTCCATCAGGTCCAGCCAGTTCAACTGGTGGGGGAAGAGTTTAGAATCTAGGAACTGCTCACAAAAATCTACGAAGGAGATATCCTTCAAATCCTTCAGGTCAGCCTTGACCCCTTTACCTGCCAGGCGGGCTTTGTCTGCCCGTTCCTTGAAGTCAGGGTCCTGCATCGACCACTGGCGGAAGGTGACATCGTTTCGTCCCACAGCCGACATTGCGGCAGTAATGGTCGCCCCTTGCTCCAAAAGTAGGAGCATCTTCTCTTGCGCCTCGCGCTTAGAGATATTCTTAATTCCAGGCTTGGTACCCATCAGTGTCCCCCTAGGGTGTTAAATCAGTCGCCCTCTGTGGACAAATATCGGTTTAATAACGCCCCCTGATTAACGGCATAACTCTGGCGTTTACTCAACATTTAGTCAGTTATATATTTATATATTATATATAACGAACGAGCGTAGTCCCAAACGAAGCGAGTTCGTTTAGAACTTAGATGATGAATAATCATCTATATAAGATAACCTGTCGGAAGTGGCAAAACCGAACACTTCCTCACAATATATTTTTATAAGGGGGGCTATATATATAAAAGCCCTGGTCACAGGGCTATAATATAACAGAAAATTATAATGGGACAGTACAGTATAATCAATCGCTGACATTAACAAACCCTGGGTCAAATGCCTAACCCTACACCTGACGGTGAGACTTAGCCTTTGCCCTTGTTACTTGTTATATATATTGAGTAACTTATCTACTAAGAGAGTTATCCTAGACAATAAATAAATAGTTGTAACTTAATTAGGGAACTTATGGGATGCGACTATCTCCCCTCGTACCTCGCCCGATAGTTCGCCCGTTATAAATCGAAATCCAAAAGACCTTATAAATAAAATGGAATTCGTGACCCCCTTAATCCTTGACCCCATAGGTTCCGCATATGTGACCTATCTCACACCCCTTACCCCTTGACATTCCCTTTCCCGTGTGCTTTATGAATTCCCCGCTTATCCGACTGTGTGATGTAACTCACACGATTTGGGGTTGACAAGTACCTATTGAGCGTGAGAGAGTTATCTCACAAGGGCAAGCAAGCCCCGACACGATAGGAGAATGAAAGAATGGGACGTAATACTTTCAGCGTTGAGGATACTTTCAAGGCTATGGATAAGGAGTTCACCCGCAAGACTCCCGCCCCTAAGATAGAGGGAGACTATGAAATTGAACCGACGGGAATGGGAGAATGGTTCGCTTATCGTTATGAGTTCAAGGTAAACGGGCGAGAGACTTTCGGCTATGCCTCAACTATTGAGGAGGCAAGGGCGAACATCATCAGGGCACAGGAGGCGGTGAGATAAATCACAGCCCTAAACCCTTGACAGAGGGCGCGTGTTCACGACACGATTAGGGCACTAGGTAGGCGCAAGGCTTACCGACTAACCAAAACGAAAGGCACTAACGAAATGAAGCAACTAAACCAGCGCGACGCTATCCACTACATCGCAACCCGTCAAGAGTTCAAGGCGTCAGCCCTAAGCGGTAGCCGTTACTCACTAGGCGCGGGACGCCTAAGCGGGGCAGAACTAGACCGCTTTTATCAGGACGTGAACGGCTTATCTTATGCGGTCTATTCCTACGGTACGCCGATTTACTGGGTATCAAATGGAGAGACCTACCTAGTAGAGCAAAAGTTCAGCGTGACAACAAGCAAGCACCAAAACTATGTCCGTCGCGCTATTGCCGACAGTTTGGTGAGCAACTAATGAAAATTACCTACTCAATTTGGCAGGGCTCACGCCTTTTAAGTATTGACAACATAGCAACAGACCCAAAAGAGATTGACCAACTTATCCACACCCTAAACGAAAGCGAACTAGGGCGAAAGGTTAAGTTTTCCGTAAACGTACAAGAGATTAAGGTGGGCAACTAATGGAAGCACTACTTACCGCACTTTACTTAATCGTATTCTTCGGGGTAGTTGGAGGGATTTGCTACGGCGTAGAGGCTTTACTATGCGCTCACGACAGAGGAATGGCAAGAGTCAGGGCATACGAGGCAAGGGAGGGCAACAAATGAAAGCAAAAGAGTTCTCATTCATAAAGTTATTCGAGGAGGCGACAAGCCAAAAATGCCAAAAGGATTTTTACAAGCCTTGCGGAAACCAAGCACAAACGGGATTGCTCACGGCGAATGGCTATATGCCAATCTGTTTTGAGTGTCTAGGAAAGGGCAACGAATGACCCCTTTACTTTTAGCGGTTCTACCGATAATCTTTCTCTGCCTTGCAGGAATACTAAACAACGAAACGATAGGAGAATAAAATGAGTTTTGAACTAGAAATATTAAGAGAAGAGTACTGGCACGCCCGCAGTAACCCTTTATTTGATGACCCTAAAAAATATTGTGTACTTTTAGATTTAATTATTAACAAAATTGAACAACTAGAAGAACAGGAGACAGGAGAATAAAATGAATAACACAGTTAAGCAACAAATGAAAGACGAGTTCACTAATGCAATAAAGGAACACGGGGAAACCTTGGAGGATATCCGCGACAATTCGGGAGAGTGGGTAGACGGATATCTGCCAGTTTACTACAACAAAATTGTGGAAGAGTGGCAAGCAATGCCGAGCGAGTACAACGACAGAGGGCACGCAGAGTTAGGACAGGGCGGAGAGATAAATATTTACAACCTAATGAGCCTTGACCTTTATCTCTACTATACCGACATCTTTAACGAAGCGATTGCAGAGTTAGAGGAAGAGTTAGAGGAGGTCGCATAATGCCACTTGCTATCAAGCCCCTTAGCCGTAAACGACATACCGCACAGCGCGGTAAGCCAATGAGCAAATCCCAGAGATGGGGGAAAGTGATAACGATAATGCCAATTTGTGGAGATTGTTTACGACCTATCAACGAATGCCACCACGGGCAAGAGACAAGGCGGAAGTGTTAGCCCTCGCGCTAGCCCTAACCCTTACTCTTCCCGTCGCGGTGGACGGAGACACGATACGAAGCGGAGAGTCTTTCGTCCGACTTGTACAAATTAACACGCCTGAGAGACGGGAGTGCGGTTACAAAGAAGCAACGACATACACCGCAAAATTTTTGAAACTAAATGGAAAATTGGTATTGACTACAGATAAAAACTTAGATAGTTTTGATGAGTACGGCAGGGCACTAGGTTACTTGACAAATGGAAATAGAAATCTAAACTTAGAGTTAGTTAAGTATGGATACGCAAAACCTTATTTCTACAAGGGAATGAGGGGAAAGTATGCAAACTTAATCGAGAGATACGCTAGACAAGCCAAGGCAAATCGCCTAGGCTTATGGAAATGCAACGACAGGAGCGCACAATGGAACAAGAAGAGCAGTTAAGTTGGTCAGATATAGCAGAACTACAAACACACGCACAGCACGTTGAGAAATTTAATTGGTGCGGGTGTGAAGAGCAAGAATATTTCCCATTCGATGATTGCCCAAAGACAGGAAAATAAAATGGAAATCAAATCAGTTACCAAAGAAGAAACAGCATATGATAAATACATACGCTTTACCTATGAAGGACAGGAATACTCCGTGCTATTGCACTGGGATAAATGGGACGGGTTCGACTTACAATTTACAGAGTTAGAACGCACAGCAAATTGGGTTGATGACCCTGAATGGGCTATAAACTGGGAAGACAACAACGAAGAGTCTTTGTCTTACACACTAGAACAATTATCAGATGAAGCAATGGAGGAGTCTTACAAATGACAACAGAGCAACAAATTAAAAGCGCAATAGATAGTTTGAACGAAGCAATGCAAGCACTCAGAGAGTTAGGCTTAATGACAGAGGGGGACGAAGATGATTAAAGAGATTGAATTAGAATACACAGTCAATAACCTTGTGCAATTATCGCGCAAACTATGGGGAGACAACGCTATTGAATATCTTGCAGGTAGATTAGAAAGCGTTATCACCTACAACCAGATGAAAGTTTTGATAGATAACCTGAAGGAGGAAATAGATGAGTGAGCCACAACTAAACGACCCAGTATTTTACGATGACTCAGAGTGGGTTATGTGTAGCACTTGCGATACAGAGTTTGACCGTAACAATTACAACTCCAACACTTGCGAAAGGTGTGAGAATGAGCAAACAATTTAGAGTTACCTATGAAACAAAAGGTGTGAAGGTGGTCAATGTCTGGTTACCAGAGGGCGCAGAACTACCTAACAACTGGGGAAGTATGACCCTTACGCAGCAAGACGAATGGTTGTATGAGAACCAGTCAGAAGCACACCTCAACTGGACAGATGAAACAGAGGGCGAAGTGGTAAACATTCTCCCTGTTGCTAACCTCAAAGCAGTGTAGTGATGAGTGTCACCCTACTATTTATGGTGTTGCTTGTGCTTCGATACTACAAAAAATGGAATTACTACTACAAGAATTGGGTAAACAGATGACAATGAGAGACATCAGTTGGCACGCAGAAGGTAATTGTAGCAAACACCCAGACCCCGACCTATGGCACTATCAGAACAGTATGCACTCAGATGAACAGGAATTGCAGGTGCTACGCAGTATCGAAGCAATTAGCCTATGTCGTGTGTGTCCAGTCAAAGATAAGTGTTTGGAAGAGGGACTCAGAGATGAGAACATCCAATTCTGGGGTGGCAGTGGCACAATCTGGGGTGGGTTACTTACCTCACAGCGGTACAAGTTGCGTGGTGGCAGGGATAACGAGCAAATTGTAGAAGGTGAACGCCGTCACAGTCGCAATGTTAAAGCAAAACTTGCTAAACTTTACGGATGAAAAGAAAACTAATAGCAATCACAGCCATCACCGCAGTCATTCTCTTTGCACCATTTGGTAATGATGTCAATGTCAATGTGGGTGTAGAGGTTAAGCACCCAGCCAAGGCGCAGACTAAAGCAACAATGGCTCAGAAGATGGACAATAAAGTAATGGCAATGAAGTTTGCCAAGGCAGGGTGGAACTGGGATAAAACTCAGCGACGTTGTGTTTACCTGTTGTTTATGAAAGAGAGTCGCTTCGACCATCTAGCCAAGAACCAACAGGGCAGTAGCGCATTTGGTATCGGACAGGTATTGAAGGAGACTAGCAAAGACCCAGCAATACAGATACTCAACGCCTACAAATATATCAAGCACCGCTACGACACGCCTTGCAGGGCTTGGTCGCATAGCCAACGCAGAAACTGGTACTGATGTTAGACCTTAGAGGTACGCCTATCTTCACTTGTATCTGTGGTTGCAAGATGTTTGTGGTTACGGTTATGTGGGATGAAGAGACAAGAGAAGTTTCTTGGTATGACTTGAAGCAAGAATGCAAGGAGTGTGGGGCAATTAGCACCGCACCAACACCAATGGATTGGAGAGATGATGCCTAACTATGAGTACAGATGTCGTAAGTGCCACTCACTTACAATTATAAATCGCAAAATGGAAGAGCGAGATGATGAAGTCGCTTGCATTTGCGGGCAAGTGTCTAGTAGAATTTACAATACACCAGCGGTTCAGTTCAAAGGAACTGGATTTTATTCAACAGGAGGATAAGATGTGTACAGTATGTGAGAATGGTGGCTGCAGTAATTGTGAGCCACGCAATGAAACACTTCAGTTTGCTAGCGGTAAAGAGATTGAAGAGTTCTACGACAACCATTCAGAGTCTATGTATGTAGACCCAGCGGAAAGTACACCAGATGAATTGCAATAAGACTAAGTACCCGAATGAACAGGCTGCTAACAATGTAATCAGTAAGGCTTGGTCAGGTCAGGCTACTTGGAGAGGTAAGACTCTACCTATCCGTGCATACAAGTGTCACTGTAAGTCGTGGCACTTAACCTCTAAGCCTCTGATGACTCGTGCTGAACTGATTCAACAGAGTCAAAGTCGTTATCAGAGTATGGCTTGAAGCCACCAATCTTATTGATTAACTTACGGATACCACGCTTGTGACGCATACGAGCAGCATCTTCTGAGCCTAACTCTAACTCTTTAGCGATGTCAGGAAAGTCCATTGCTTCTGCGTGACGAAGGAATAATAACTTCCTGTCATCCTTAGTTAGTTTCCAGTATGCATAGTCAATCTCAATCATCATCGCCATCATATTGCCACCCTCACTAGGTGCAGAGGGACGACCAGGGCGACCAAGGTCTACCTTATTTATCTGACCCCACTCGCTGCGAAGTACTGGTGTTAGTAATGCTTCAACCATATCTGCTTCATAGTAGAATAGGTCGCTAGTTTCATAGCCACCAGACTTAGCCTTCCAATGCTGACAATAATCTAATGCTTGGTTGCGTAGGCTACGGTAGATTAAGTTCTTTGCATCCTTAACACCAATGGCTTCCCAAGTATCCAACTTGTTTGGATGTTCGAGGAACCACTGGTATAGAGATTGTCGGATGTCTTCTAAATCTATGTCACTGAACTTACGGTGGTACTCAGATGCAACAGAGTCCACAACATACTGCCAAGGTTCAATGCGTGCCCACTCTAGTGTCATTCAGATACTGCCATCGCCTTCTTGTATAACCGTGTCGCTGACATCAAGTCATCAACTGTAATTAGATAACCTTTAGATATGTTAGGTTGAATGTTACAAGTAATCTCTCGTCCGAATTCTTTGACACACCAACGCAATGCAGCAGTAGGAACAATTAGTGTGCTCTCTTCAAGAACAAATGCCCAGTATGCTGCTTCAGTTACACCCAATCCAGAGGGTGCCCAGTCTTCAATCTTCTTGAAGTAACATTCGGTTTCAATATAAAGGTTGTTTGTCTTAGCCCACTTGCGGTCACGCTTTACTTCAACAGTGCGTCCACCAGTAAGCAACTCATCAACAAGTTGTTCACCCTTACGACCAAAGCCAAAGTCTAAATCAAATGAAGACTTATTCGCCATTCTCCCACTGTCCCCTCAATACTAGCAACCCAATGATTGCGTAGTTAGCCATATCCTTGAATGAATCCTCAAGGCTTTCGTGCTGGGGGGATGCACCGCTGTCAACCAAGTTGTTAATGCGTGCTAACTTATCGTGCATACGCACACGCAAACCGTTGATTGCACCACCTGGTGCTTGAGAGATATTCTTTGGACCGTAATCTTTATGCTTGCTCAGCAGCAAGTCAGTGAGTTCCTTGGTCAGGTTGCTCAAGTCTACTTCGAGGTGGAGTTCGCGTGCAACAGAGGAATCTTTAGGTTTACTATCAGGAACGAACCTTCCTTGGAGTATGTTGATACCTTGAGTCCTTGATTCGTCAGATGATTTATAATTTGCCATATTTCCTCACGCTCCACTTTCGTCGTCATTGGTTTCCGTTTCTAATAGTCGTGCTAGGTTCTGGTCAAAGTCTACTAGTGCTGACTTTACTACCATATCCTCAACAAGTTCATCTACTAGGTCGTAACCATTCTCACTAGCAAATAGTGTAACATAAGTAGATTGTGTTATAAGTCTTATCTGGTCAGGTTTGTCAGCATTTTCGTACATAAACCTTAGTAGTGAGCCTAGCAGAAGTTTGTATCCATTGGGCAGGATGTAGTAAGGGTCGAACTCTTCGCCCTCTTCAAAGTAATGGTCGACCAACTGAAAAGAATCATCGAATTGTATGTGACAATCGTGGCAATAGTTGTGTGGTTCTTGCTGTTCTTTACTCACTGTATGCCTATCTTTTCCAAGATGAAGTCCTTGCCGTGGGACACGAACACCGAATTAACATCTTCTCCTTCTCCGAATCCAACCACAGTAACTGGCAGTTCTCTGGCAAGAGAGTTGGCGAACTCACGCCCTGGTCCATCGCCATCTGCAAAAACAAATACTCGTTCAAAGTCTGCAAGTAATCGTGTGTAGTGTTTCTTCCAAGAGTTTGCTCCTGGTACACCGACACAAGGAAAGCCAACGCAACGAGACATAGTAAGAGTGTCCAGTTCACCTTCGCATACTCCAATCCAATCACCTGCACGCTGTACATCAAGTACATTATACATACGAGTCTCTGCTCCAGTCATACCCATATACTTGGGTTCAACTGCAGGATTCAAACTTCTAAATCTCAAGTCAACAACACCAGTCTTAGTGATGTAAGGTATTGCTAATCGCCCAGCGTATTGTTCGTGACCTGTATCAGGCTCCGCGACTACGCCTAATTGAGCCAACCGTGCTACCTCCAGGGGAATTCCTCTGCTTGCTAGGTAATCTTCTGCCAGATGAATACTTCCCGCGTACTTCTGTACTGACTTCCCCAGTAATTCCTTCTGCAAAACGCTTTGCTTCATTAAAGTTTAGCCCCTCTTGATGCACGATGATTTGAATACTGTTTCCTTGGACACCACAAGCGAAGCAGATGAAGATGTTCTTATCAAGGTTCGCCGTACCACTTTGGTGTGAGTCACCGTGAAAGGGACACCTAAGATTAACTTGTCCGTGAGTACTGCGTAAGGTTGCCCCGTAGTGCTCAAGGATTGCTTTGATAGATGGCAAGTCGTTGTCAATTTTTATCACCATACCCTGCTTCCCGTAGTAGCCACACTAAATCTTCTCCTCTAAGTATAGTAACCCAATCACCAACAGACTTCTCTCCTTGTCCATTAAGTCTCAAGACTACAATGCCGAGGTCATCCTTCTTTCTATCCTTCAATTGTGCAATAGCAGCAGCGGGATTGAACCCTGTGCGTGCCTTGATTTCCCAGTCAATACCTATGGTGCCAGTAACATCAGTGCCACTGCGCCCTGCTCCTGTCGACTCAGCAAATGGGAAACCATTCTCTGCTAAGAAGTTAGCCCAAACCTTTTGACTTCGGTATCCTCTGTGCTTACGCGATTGCGACGGCAATTGGTAAGTCCTCCATCTTCCTTAGTTGGTCGTATGGAACGTACCAAGTCTTATCGTTGTACTTCCACTCATCCTTCTTACACTCACTACCATACATCCATCCGCTTGCCCAGTATGGATTACTCTTCCAGTCAGGTGCAGTGCGTCGTGTCTTCACACGAAGACCATCAGATAGCAGAACATATATCAACGAGTCATCATCACGATTAGTATATCTTAACTTAGGTTGTTCACTAAATGTATAGCGCACTTCACCAAGTCCAGGAATATCTAATTCAGTTTTCCACTTATTAAAGTGTGGTACAAAATCTGTCTTACCAAGCATCCGAGCAAATGCTAACTCACTGCCAGCAGCAACTGCGTGTTGCCACAACTCCCATAGGTCACCCTCTGAGTAGTTGACATTCTTTGTTGGGTCACCGAAGTATGGCTTCTGCCGTTGATAACCTACCTCAACAGCGATTGCTTCTTCTTGTGGCGTTAGGGAATACGACCACACTTAGGACGCGCTCTTATCCTTATTGAGGATACGCACAGCCCATTCTAATCCAGCGTTCACACCTTCGGTCCACTCATCAGTGATTGGCACTCTTGCTGCTTGAATCTTTTCAATTAACTTAGCAGTCTCTTGTTTCATTTCAAGCAAAACAAATGCACGCATTTCTTGTGTCGTGTCGTCTTCTTCTTCTCTAATCATCATCCACCATTCTCTGGAATATCGTCCATAAACATATACTCAGGATTAAATGCTAGCCAACACATTAGGTTAGCGTTAGCATCAGCCCTTCCGTATCTGTTCTTTACGGGTGAGACAGCCATTGAGGTTCCCACTACACCAAGTGTACAGATAAGTGCAGGAATTTGTGCGACCTTGCCCTGTAATGCAGAGCGTGGCTGAGTTGGATTTCCTGGCACTGCTTCGGATGTATGGTGCAAGACAATGATTGCTGCGTTGGTAAGTCGTGCTAGGTATTTAAGTTCCTTCATTACTGCACGCATAGATGCGAACTCTTCACCACCATCGGTAGCAATGTCCATCAGGTTGTCAATGAAGATTGCTTGAGGTGGACAACCCCATAGTTCCTCGAAGGCTTCTACCTCTTCGTTGATATCCATAAGGGTTGGACTAGATTCAAATGACCATACAATATGTGATGACTTCTGCAATACAGCCTTAGCCCAGTTGGAATCCTTGTCCATTAGGTACTCAACATCTGTCTGATTCTTACCGCTAATCATTGACGCAAGGCGCATAGCCATAGTGTGTGAGTTGGTATCTGCTGAAACATACAGAGTTGGAACCCTCATCTTAAGGGCTAAAGCCAGTGCTAGAGTGGACTTTCCCACACCTGGAACACCAGCAAACATCGACACCTCAGAGCGTCGAGCAATAATTTTATTTGTATTAAATGTTTTGAATACTGCGGGTAAAGGTTCACCGCCAATGTCGGAACGCCCAACACTTCTTACTAAAGTTCTCATAGACTTCTCCTGTCTTAAGTTGGAAGAGGGGCAATCACCTTCCCCTTAATAACTGCCCCTCAACCAATTCCTATTATAGCATTGGCTCTTGTATTAGCCGTTCGTCGGAGCGCATTGTTCCGCGCCCTGAGGTTGTGGACATACCCACATTGAATAAGGCTTGCCGTTCTTCTTCGAGATTCCCGATAGGAACTTGCGGTTGCCGTGAACGCAGGTCGGTGATGATAGACCCGTAGCGGATGGAGCCGCTTGCGGGGCGGGTGCGGAGGTAGCCCAAGGAGGCGTGTCTACTGTTGAAGTAGTGGTCGCCAAAGGGGCTACATTATATGCACCAGCAATCATCTTGCTTGTCGCTGCAATCTGTGTTGAATAATCAGAGATTCCTTCTAGCAATACGCTGAGTTCATCTGCTGACGCTGCACGAATATTAATCAAGTCACCATTCGGAGACTTAACTGATACCTGTAACTTCCAGTTTTCTTCTGACATTATTTATCCTTCTTCGTAAATTGGCAGTGTTCTGTGAGTCCACAGAAACTACACGATTGTAGGTTCGGTAGAAATATACCAGCCTTACGTGCTTTGTCAAAGCCATCAACAAAATACTCCAGCGTGTCCTTGGTATATCTACTTAGGTCAATCATCTCTCCTGTCCCCGACTCACGAGACATCCAGTAGTTTCCTAGATTGACTTCCACTCCTAACATCATCTCGACTCCTACTTTGTAGAAGCCTAGTTGCAAGTCAGACTGTGGACGGGTGCGAGAAGTCTTCAAGTCTACGATAACAAGTTTACCGTTGACCTCAAAGATTCTGTCAATGAACATCTTGACTGGTACGCCAGCGATGTTTGGATTTAATTCTAACTCGATAGCCTTTGCACCCTGTGGGGTGGTCCAGATTTTCCAGTCAGGATTATTCTTACGCCAAGTGATGTAAGCATCTGTCCACTTGGAACCATTCTCATACCACCATTCCCCGTTTTCCCTACCAGGGTTGGCTTTGGTGGACTTACCTGCTACTCGTGCCTTTGAGAAGTCAAGCCCGTCAATCTCCTTGAGCCAAGCATTGTGCCAATAACTGTTAACCATTTTCTAGGTCCCAAGTTTCTGCTGCTAGGTGGAATGCTCGTCCTCCTGCTGACCATACCGACGGCTCCTCAGGGACTTTGAGTAAGCGACCCAAGTAATATTGATAACCACAGGTAAGGTAAGTAGTGAAAGCACTATAAGAAATATGTTCTGGTAATTCATAGGTGTCCAACTTAATCATCTAAGTCATCCGATATTGATAGCAAGTAGTCGACATCATCTTGTAATGCTTCTACTGCTAAACGCAGTTCGTGAAATGCAACTGATAATTCAACAATCAAATCATCTGCATTTATATAATCTTGCTTCTTAAAGAAGTTCATCATATCCCCTGTCTGTTGTTAGATAGTCCTCCTTCAGAGGACAGGAGTGACTCAATGAAGGAGAACTATCTAATTCTATTATTATTATTTAATTATATCATATTACCCTGCGGGTAATCTGATTTAGGAAATGCCCCCCTACCCCCCATAATTTTTTTAATGGTTGGTAGTGTGCGAATCCTGCGGTATAAACGTCATTGAGGTTTCGCCCCCCACTCTTTCGAGTAGGACAATTAAAGCACATCCCTTTGGCTACCGTCGGATAGCGACACGCCCAGAGAATGACAAAAAGACCCCCACTCCTAGGTAAGTTACCTAGAGGTGAGGGTCTAATGGTCTTAAAACGCCCTTGTAGGGCTTATAAGGACTACTTCTTGGTTAGTCCAAAGTCTCCGTCGTTCTTGTCAGCCCACTTAATTGCTGGTGCTGTCAAGGCTGCGATGATTGCTGCGTACTGTGGTGCTAGGTCAGTGA